CAGAAATTCCCGGTTTGCCAGCAGGCCGATGATGTCCACCAGATTCCACTGCATGGTCAGGCCGTTGTCACCGGTCCGCCATCCGCCGGAATACTGGTAGAAGATCCCCAGCCGCTTGTACTCGTCCGTGCCGTCCGCCAGCCGGACGCCCAACGATATGTCGATGCCCTGCCGCTCCTCAATGGATTGAAACAGACCGTTTTTACTTCGCGGTTCAAACCGCCGGGAGAGGTTGTCAATCTTGAGGGTGCACGTGCCATACGGCAGCGCCGTGGCCGCGATGTTGCCCTGCTGCTTGACGCTGAACTCCGCGATCATTCCGCCGTCCCATTCCTCGTATACGCCGGGGACGATCTCCACCACCCGCATCCGTCTGCTGGGCCGCGACCATTTGGTCACCGTCACCCGGATGGCGTCGGGATCGTGGACCGTGAAGCCCTCCAGAGCCACGCTGGCCGCTGTGTTCCCGGTGTACGTCCGCGTGTGATACGCCGTGCCGCCCTGCTTCACCTCCACCGTGAAATCCTCCGGAAGCCCGTCATAGTCATTGTCCGGGAAATACACGGAGCACGCCTGCAGCACAGACACGCCGGAGAATTGCAGCTCCATCCACGGAGGCGTGGCAAACGTCCCATCCGCGCCGGATAGCACGTTGCCGATGTAGCCCATCTGGCCCACCGTCTGAGTGGGATCGTCCGGGAGAAGGTCCCACGTCCCGTCCAGCGCCCACCGGTCACGCTCTAACGTAGCGTATTTGGTGGGATTGCCAAAAACCTTATCGTGGAGCTGCTCCAGCTTGCTCCACGGGATCTGCCCGGAGGTCTCCCCGGCACCGAACACAATGTCCGGAGAAATGATGTCAATGACCGCCCGCAGCAGCACCCGCCGCGCATCTCCCGTGATTGCCGCCCGGTACGCCTCCCCGCTTTTAATCATGGGGCGTCACCTCCCGCAGCGTAAAACCTACATTGTGCCACAGCCCTACGCCATTTCGGGAAAAGGCGTAGGTTGGCTGTGTCATGGATTCTACCAAAAACGTGCCGGTGACCATGGTGTCGGAATCGTCCGGCAGATACACCACCGGGAACGCCTTACCGGAGCGCAGCACCGCTGCCAGCTGCCGCCAGAGGGCGTTGCCCATGTAATCGTAACTCCATGAGATCATCTGCACATGGCCCCGGACCTCCTGTACCGTCCGGCCGGAGATCATCTGCACGTTAACGGACAATTCTCCGGGATAGCATTGATACTTGTCCCTGCTGGTTTCCGGCAGATAAATGCCGTCAATAATCAACTGTGTCATGCCATTGCCACCTCCGGGTTGCTTCTGGCCGCGTCCCGCAGGTCAGGCAGAAGCCAGCTGGCGATTTGCTGGCCGTTTTGCAGGATAAGGTTGATTGTGTAGCTGCCGCCGGCGCTTCCGGCGCTCTGCGCTGCAAGGCCGTTCACCATCCCAGCCGCCGCATTGTAGACGGTATCCACCGTGGGCGTTGGGATGGCGTTCTGGATCCCGGCTGTGACGCTCTGCATCTGCTTTTCAAATCCCTGCCCAAGACCCAACGCCATGTTCTGGCCGATCCCGGCAAATACCCGGGAGGGCGAGTGGATCCCCAGCACGCCCTTGACCCCGTCCACGAGGCCGCCGACAAAGCCGGAGATCTTTTCTCCGATCCAGCTGGCCATAGCCTTGATGCCTTCCCACAGCCCCCGGACGATGTCCTTGCCGACCTCAATGATGTCCGGCAGGGAATCCAAAAAGGCACTGATGATGGCATCTACCAGCGCCAGCGTGCCCCGGAGCAGTTCCGGCAGATTTTGAGCCAGCCCCTTTACCAGAGATACGATCAACTGAATGCCCAGCTTCAGCACTTCCGGAAGCTTTTCCGTAGCGTATGCCACGAATTTTGTGATCATATCCGGCCCCTGCTTTTTTACGGTTTCCGCAATATTTTTGACCACGTTCTCAATCACCGGCAGCACGTTTTCCGCCACGGTACCAGCAGTCTGGATCAGTTCTTCGGTCAGAGCACCGATATCGGCGTTCTGATCGCCCAGGCCCGTAACAAAATTCTGATATGCCGCCTTCATGGAGTTGATAGAGCCCTCCACGGTGGTGGATGCCTCCAGTGCCGTGGTACCGGTGATCCCCATTTCCGTCTGGACCGTGTGGATGGCGTCCACAATGTCCGCATAGCTTTCGATACTGTAATTGGTGTAGTTGCCTTGCGCGGCATTCAAAGCGTTGGCATCGTCGATCAGCCGCTGCATTTCCTCCTTCGTGCCGCCATAGCCCAGTTTCAGGTTGTCCAGCATGGTGTAGTTTTGCTTGGCAAAGCCCTGATAAGCGTTCTGGATGGACTGCATGTCCGTGCCCATCTTGTTGGCGTTGTCGGACATATCCGTGAGCGCCTGATCCGCCTTTTTAGCCGCCGCCTCCGTGTCGTTGCCCATGGATT